TCCATTACCTTAGAGAAATATGGAAAAAGAACACTGAAAAAGATTCTTTGCTCGGTGTATCTATGACAGGTATTGCTTCTGGAAACGTTCTTGACCTAGATATGAAAGCAGCCTCCAAGGTTGTGAAAGAGGAAAACATTAGAGTCTCGGGCTTGTTAGGTATTAATCCAGCAGCACGAACTACATGTGTTAAGCCAGCGGGAACTACTAGTTTAACTCTTGGTACTTCGTCGGGTATTCATGCTTGGCATGCTGAATATTATATTCGTCGCTTGAGAGTCGGAAAGAATGAAGCAATTTATAACTATTTGCTGGAAACTCACCCTGAGCTTGTTGAAGATGAATATTTTAGACCCCACGACACTGCTGTGATTAGTGTTCCACAAAAAGCCCCTGAAGGAGCAATTCTGCGTACAGAAAGTGCAATTGAGCTTCTTGAGAGGGTCAAGAAAGTAAGCACCGAATGGGTCAAGGGCGGTCACAGAAAGGGGCAGAATACCCACAATGTGAGTGCGACAATCACCATTAAAGAGGACGAGTGGGATACTGTGGGCGACTGGATGTGGGAGAATAAGAATTACTACAATGGCTTGTCGGTTTTGCCACACTCAGACCACACTTATGTTCAAGCGCCTTTTGAAGATTGTGACAAGGAGACTTACGAGAACCTGCTCAAGAGCCTTGTGAGTGTAGACTTGACAAATGTTGTTGAGACGAAAGATAATACCGATCTGCAAGGTGAGCTGGCATGTGCTGGCGGTGCTTGCGAGATTGATATTTAATACTTGACACAAACTTAACATTCGGTTATAATGTAATTTAGGAGGCGTCATGAATTTCAATCATTTGGTTGAGAGATATGACTTAATGAGCGATTGTGTTAGAGGGCGTCACAGCTATCAGCCCACTGGTCATGTAGAATCTATGGTCGGTGGGAATGTTGCTGTTCGCTTCAGGTGCAAGAAGTGCGGCAAGATTACAACTTCTATTCTTGATTCAGATACTTTTTATCTTCACCAGAACACGTTAGAGAAATATATTACTGATAAGGGGCTAGTATGACTATAAAGGGTAGAAATAGGTATATCGTTGTTGATATTCGCGAAGAGGAGGAAGATGATTCCACCATTGTTCTGTTGCCTGATGATTATAAGAAGCAGGACGAGATGCACGCAATTGGTATTATCACAGAGTGCGGCTCATGTTCGGGCGAATATGCTCCCGGCGAAGTAATTGTTTTTCCAAGACACCTTATCCAAGAGTTTGTCTTTGAGGGAGAAACGACCTATTTAGTGTTGGAGAGTCACATTTTGTGCTCTATCGACGGAGAGTAATTAATATGAGTTTTAGAAAGACTGTTAAAAGCCTTATTAGAGAGGTCAAGCAACAAAACTACATGAACCTAATCAATGAATCTGGGTTTACAAGAGTTAGACAAATGATGATGGGTATGGCACCAGCTATTGATACTCTAGGCATCATGACAGCCGAGAATCCCGGTGGTGTTCAAGCTGACGACAAAGAGAACAAGAAGCTAAATAAGCAATTTGCAGGCGATCTCGCTTCTATGGCTTACGGCTTTATCCCTATTGAGGGCTCGTATGGTGGACCAGAAAACTCTTTTATTATTCCAAACATGACACGCGAAGATATTGTAAAGCTCGGCAAAAAATATGGTCAAGAGGCAGTTATCTGGGGCTCCAAGGTCACTGAAGAAGTTGGTGAGCCCTACTTTACCTTTGAGTACATCGAAGGTGACAACACCATTCAGACCAGAGATGTAAGCTTAGGCGGTGCCACGGCTCAAGATAAAGAAGACTTTTATTCTTCAAAGAAGGGTAGAAAGTTTTATATTCCGTTTTTTGACGATGCGTATGAGGGAGCAAAGCCAGCCGACGGCGGCAGAAAGATAAGCTATACTAGCGACGAATTACCTGATAGTGACGAGGTTAACGAGATAGTTAAGAAGATTAACTTGCATACGAAAGACTCTTTGAGAGAAAGTCGTACACCGAAGTCTCGTTGGCACCATCGTGGCATGGCTAAAGCTTATTTTGATAAGTTGGGCGAGGTGTTGCTTGGAAACGATTGATCTTTATGGAGATGGGATTGGAAAAGTTGAATTAGTTGAGTCCATGGGTAGTGATCTTACTATCGTCAATAGCGCCCGCGTCAGTTTTGGAAAACATAAGGAAGTTTTAGATGAAAAAGACAAAAGACTCATTAACTACTTGGTCAAACATAGACACACCTCTACTTTTGAGCATAATCTTATTACATTTAGGTTTGTGGTCCCTTTGTTTGTCCGTAGCCAGCATCACCGTCATAGGACTTGGTCCTATAATGAGATTTCTCGCAGGTACACCGATGTAAACATTCAGTTCTACGAGCCAGAAAAGTTTAGGACTCAGCATGAATCCAACCGACAGGCATCGAACACCGAAGGATTGATTGATCCAATTCTAAAGTATCCGTCTCGTGTAGATTATATTTCTTTGCAGGCACCCGCTCGCATGGCTCTGAAAAAGCATCACGAAAACAGTCTTGAGCTTTATAATGCTATGATTGATGGCGGCATCTGTCGAGAACAAGCTCGTGGCGTTCTACCTCAAAACATGTACACCGAGTATTATGGCACAGTCAACCTAAACAATCTTCTAAAGTTTATTGACCTTCGCACGCACGAAGGGGCTCAATGGGAGATTCAAAAGGTTGCCGAGGCTTGCTTGGGGATCGCTGAAGATCTTTTTCCTGTTGCGGTTGGTGCTTATAGGAGAGCGAAGAATGAACAAGTTTAGAATATATTCAGCAAATTATTGCACATATTGCAAGCAAGCTATCATGCTTCTTAT